AATTTCTTGATGTAGTCATTATATACTAATTTTTGGTTTTATTAAAAGACTTACTCTTTCTCTGTCCTCTGTTAATGCTCTAGCAAGTCTTTCTTCATATTCTGTTTTTATCATTGAAATTCTATTCATATCTACATTAGGTCTTTTCATAGACATATAGTATGCAACACCTGCAGTTAAGCATGGTAAAAATCTTCTTGAAATATCAGGTGTCTGTATTGAGGATTTATTTACATCCTGCATATACCTAATTAATTCTAGTTTAACTTTATCTGTAGAATTTTCAGGAAGCGGCCAGAGATATATTTCAGGTCTATCTCTTTCATGTCTTACTGCATATTGAGTAGGTCTACCTTTTTGTTTTTTATTTGGAATCTTTAAAAATTCTTGCATAGATATACGTTCTAATTGTATATCAGTATCATCTCTATTAACAACTGCTTCTAATACATCTATACTTGATGATGCTAATGCATATGCAGTTACACTTGCAGTAACAGTAACTGTAGAAGTTTCTGCAGTCCACAACATAATATCTCTATTTTGCCAATCAGATAGTAATAAATTAATTGACCTTCTTGCAGATTTAGGTTCATGTCCTAGTGTAGGTTCACCACCTATCATTTCCATTGCTTCTTGGATAACTTCATCTATATCCATAGAAAAATCATATGTACCTGATGTACTCATTTCTTTTTAATCTTTCTTTTTTTAATCTTTTTAACAACAGGCTTTTTTATTTGTTGTGAAATACTACTTCTACCTATAGCCATTACTTACCTCTTAACCAGTCATACCATTTTCTTTTATGCTCTTCTGATTCCCTTTGTATGCTTTTGAGTTTTTGGTGGTGCTTTTTTGCTTCCACTTTTTCCTGCCCATAACTTTTTATCTGCCCAATAAGCCGCAGACATTTTGCCCTTACTAATATTTTTCGCATGACGAGCTTTAAAACTCTTTCTAGCTTCTTTAGAATAATTGTGACCCATTGAAGAGTCACCATAATGTATAAGTTTAATTCTATCACCTTCTTTAGCCAAGACCATGCCTTTTTTGCCCGGTCTGTCAGACCTTTTAGGTTTATTAAATCCTGCAAATTTTTTTCCACGATATTCTATTCCTCCTGATGGTAATTTTTTTACTCCGGGATACTTACTCATGCTATCCTCTTTCTAGGTCTAGTTGTTTTTCTTTTTCTTCCTGAAGCAGTTACAGACCACTTAACCATTTTAGGTCCTGTCTTTTTCTTTGCTTCTGTTTTACTAATACGACTTGCTACTTTAGCAGGTCTACAGGCAGGATAAGGTCTAGACTTTTTATCTTTACCTGACCTACCACATTTTTTACCTGTCTTAACATCTCGCCAATCTTCTTTAAACCATTTAGTTAAGCCACTATTTTTAGGCTTTGCCATTAGTAAGTTCCACCACGTTTCTTATAAGTACGTACAAGCCAAGCATTTGCATATGCTGATGGATATACTTTAAATTTCTTTTTTGCTTCTGCTTTTACTCTTGAATATAGTGCAGGATTTTTTGGTTTAGATGAACTTGATTTTTTCTTTTTAGCAATTGCCATTGTATCTCCTTTACTTTGTCATAAGCTTCTTTAATTTCTTGTATTGTTCTTTTACAACCTATACATATATTATCTTTTAATTTGCATACACCTATACAAGGTGTTAAAACTTTCCTGTCCATTTACCTGCAAACCATGCTAACATACCTGCAAAAAATAAGATAACTATAAAACCTATTCCATATCCTATATATTCTATTAATTCTTGTTTACGTTTTGCTGCCATTTTTTCTTCATATCTTCTAGACTTTCTTGCTTCTGCTTGAAACCTTTGCCAATCTTGCCAAAGTCCGGGTCTGCCTAGATAAATCATCATCTTCTTGAGCCAATACAAAATCAGATATTTGTTTAGCACAACCTGAAAGCTCTTTACCATTAGATATAAAACCTTTTATTATTCCATAAGCGGCATTTGCTGCGGCTAGTTCTGCTAACATTATCTTTTCCTTATGGGTTTACAATATGCAGTTATTCGTAAGCTAGGTCCTTCCTCTTGTGGTATTGGTGGTTGTTTATGAAGTCTTTGTGCAAAATATAAACATCTATCTATATCTTGAAAGGTTTGTGTTTGGTCTATTACTCTTATCCCCATCATAAACACTAACACAAACTCTATCATGCTTTACCATGTAACCTTCTTATTTGTTCCTTACCTTTTTTAAAAATATTTGCAACTTGTGTTTTCTTCATTACTTTAGCTCTTTGTTCGCCAACAGTAAGTATTTGTATCTTTCTCGCAAATGGTTTATTAACTTTTTTAACTTTTGCAACTGTGGCTCTTGCATCTGCAGGTGTGGCGAACTTGATGCTAACTGTGTCTTTAGGGTTCTCATCTGTGTATAAACGTCTGCCTGAACCTTTTGGCTTTTTACCTGTGCCAACTTTAGGGTCTTTTCTTTTTACCATTACGTAATATACTCTTTAAAGTTTTAGCTTGTTTAGCATGAGTCTTAGATGCTTTACTTAATCCTTTAATAACTTTTTTAAGCTTTCTTTTTTGCTTTTCCATAACCCTTTACCTGTCTTGCAGAAGTTGTATTACCCTTATACTTTTCAATCTTTTCAGGTTTATCATATAAACTAGAAATAAAACCACCACCAAACATAGGTTTAAATCCCATATTCATTTTAACTTTTTTAGGTAATTTATGTATACCCGGATTGTCTGCTTTAGGTGGTAAGTCTTTAAGACCAACTTTACTACCTTCAAACTTTTTAGTTACCCTTTTCATCAATTCAGGATATTGCTTTTTTAAATCTTTTCGTGCTTGATTTTTTGCTGCTATTTTAGCTCTACCTTTTTTTAATGTATAAGCTTCATCAGGACCTCCACCAAAAATCTTTTCAATCATAGTTCTTTTTCTAGTAGGTTTTTTAAGTCCTAATGTATTCATTAAAAAATTCATATCTGTTGCTTCTGCAAATTTTTTCTTTAAAGCATCTTTAGGTGATATAGGTTTACCTATAGTCTTATCCTTAGTTCCTTCTTTCAATTTTTTAACCTTTTTAAAATTTTCAGGAGACATAAATCCTTTAGGTTTTAAACCTCTCTTTTTTAATTGGTCATAAGTAAACTGAGCATCATAACTACTTGAACCTTTAATATTACTTCTACTTTTCTTTTTAGTAGGAACTTTAGGCATATCTTTCTTTTTTTGTTGTAAGGACTTTGTTTTAATAGTTTTTACTTTAACATCTTTTAATTTCTTTAAAGGTTTTTTATCTTTATTACCTCCACCACTAATGCTACCTTCACTTACATTACCTATATCCATAAGATAAGGTGTAGTTCCTGCAACTAAAGCTGCACCTGCAATAGGACCTTTATATCTTTTTATAAAACTTTGTTTTTGTTTATTAAATATATTTTTTGCAGTTGCTGCACCTGTAGGTGGAACTTTAGTTGAAGAAGCACTTTTCTTTTTATTATTTGTGGTTTTTTTATTTAATTTCTTTTTAATGTCTTTAACTTGTAAATCATCCAACTTCTTTTTAGTATCACTAATATTACTTTTTATATCTCGTTTAGTTTTTGCATCACTTGCAAGTTTATTAACAGAAGGTTTTTTATCAACTGACTTTGTAGACTTTTGTTGTTTTGCTTTTCTATTTTGTTTTGCTTTATCAACTTGTTTATTTTTTGATAAAACATTTTCTTTTTTTACTTTTTTAGATGTTTGTTTTTTTGTTTTATTTTCTGCTGCCTTTTTAACTTGTTCTTGTTTAGCAATTTTTTTATCTATATCTTTTTTTTGTATAGTAATTTTTTTATTTCTACCTGTACTACCACCACCTGTAGTAAATTTTTCAAAGGCATCATCTATATTTTCTTTAAGAGACTTACCTAATTTAAGTGTTTTTCCAAAACTCATTATTTTTTTCTCCCTGTCATTGCCTTACCATAACCACGCATTGCTCTACCAACACCTCGTATAGTTTTATTTCCTGTTCCTGTTTTAATTGGTAAACCTGTTCTTATTGCAGTATCTATCATGTCAAGACTATCATATACACCCATAGGCATAAGAGAAAGCATTGCACCTTTAAACTTACCTAGTTTTGGTTTAGACTTTTTACCTACAGTTTTCTTTCCTGTACCTGCTCTATAGTTAAGCATACCACCTTTCTTTCTAGGTATTACACCAAACTTTTCTTTTACACCTTTAGCTGCAGGTTTTCTTTTTTCTAAATTGTCAAGCTTCATTCTTAAACTTCCTATTAATTTAGGTTTAAGTTCCTTTTGCTTTTCAATTAATTTACTAACTCTATTTTTAATAGTGCCATAAGGACTTCCCTTAGTAGCATTTTTAATTACACTTCTATTCTTTAAATCATTAAGAGTTGCCTTTGCAGGATTAGACATAAGACTTTTTTCTGCACTATCTAAAGCTTTTCTATATTTTATAATTTCATCTTTTCTAAATTTAAATATTTCTGCAGTCTTACTTTTTCTATCATAAGCTACACCTTTTTCAATCAACTGTTCTTTTTTACCTATAGGTCGATTAGGCACGTTACTTACTAAACTTTTATTAGGTCCTCCAAAGTCACCCTTATTAACTTTAAGAATCTGTTTTTTAATATTTCTTTCAGTTGCAAGTGTACCTTTTAATTTATCTCCTATACTTAAAGTTTTTCTTTTAGGAAACTTTTTAATTTCTTGTGAAGCAGGAACTGCAATTTCTGCAGTCTTACTTTTTACAACTGTTTTTTGAGCAGGTCCACTAATACCTTTTTCTTCAATTTCACGACCAACTACTTTAGTTCCTCGTAAAACATTTTCTCTCATTTCTTCCATTATTTGTTGAGCAGTAAGTCTTGGAGGTATATCACCTCTTACTACATCTAACTCTTCTGTTTTATTTTTAAAGAAACCTTTAGGAAGAACTTTTAATTGAGCCATTCTTCTCATTCTTCTAGCTTCTTTACTCATCTTTGGAAGAGCTGCGGCATCTGTTCTTTCTATAAAATTAGGATTTACATATCTATTAGTAGCAGGACTTACTCTTCCTTCTTTTAATATTTGAGCAGGAGTTTTTCCTTTAGCTTTATTATTAAGAGATTGAACTCTATCACTTAATTTAACTGTTGCTCCTTTTTCTCCCATGCCTTCAGTTTCTTTTCTTTTACCCTTCATCTTTTTTTGAGCATCAGATACTAAAGCTTTTCTTTGCATTTTTTCTTTAGGAGTAAGACCTGTTAAATCTTTTTTCTTTGCTCTTTTTTTACCTGTTTTAGGGTCAACATCTTTTATCACAGTATAAAAAGCTTTTTTAGGTTTATCTTCAAAACCTTTACCATCAGGAGACCTTTTTATAACATTATTAATACTTATTCTTTTTTGACCTTTAGCTTTAGCTTCGTCAAATTTTCTACCATAAATAGCTTTAAATTCAAGACTACCTTCTTTAATACCTTTTGGTTTAGGAGCTTTAGCTTTCTTTTCAGCTTTTGATAAGGCTTTAATACCTGCCTTAACACCTTTTATTAATTTGGCTACCATAATATTCTCCTAGTAAAGTCTATTATGTGTTGCAGGTCCTGACTTCATACCTACTTTACCACCAACAAACAATTTCTTTTTAGCTTTACCTGTACCAAACTCTACATTAGAATCTTTACCTGTGTATGTTTCTTTCATATACATTTTCTTTTTAGGTCTTGGCTTTGGTTTCATTACATTAAGTTTAGGTTTTTTTGTAGGTTTAGATATAGGGTCTGATTGTATTTGAGACTTTTTACCTTTTAAACCTTGAATACCTGCTACTGTACCACCACCAATTATCAAACCTTTACCTAAAGACTTTGCCTTTTCTCTTCTTGTAGTTCTTTGTTCTTTAGTTGCTTTTTTAGTTTTAGTTTGATTAGCACTTGGCTTACCTAATATAGATATAGTATTACCTTTAGAATCTTTTTTATTTATTTTTTTCTTTAC